GACCGGCGTAGCCGACATAGGCAAAATCAGAAGCGGAAACTACATCACGCAACCAAAACCACGCTCTGTTAGAAATCATATCCGGTCTGAAAGCAAACAGCGGATACTGACTCTTATCTATGGTGTAACTGTTCGGAAGTGCCGAGCCATTACATACATTTCCGAAAATCTTACAACCGTACACATTCTGTTCGGTCATAAGCTCTACGGTACTGTCGTACCAGCTACCACCCGAAGCATAACCATCGGTAACTGCGTTCTGCAAATATTGTCTGTGATTGAGAATATGAGCAGAACCGAAAGCGGCATTGATTGTCTCTTTCGCCTGTGTCAGACCCTCGGTGTACATCTTCGAGCCGACATACGCACCAGTCGTAATGTTCGTATCGTTCATTACATGGGTGTACATATTACCGTCCGGCACAAGGACTACATGATGTGTGGTACAACTTGTATCGCCTGTCTGATAGTAGTAATCAAAAGCGGCAATTCGATATACCACGCTGTTAATCGTCCAGTAATCGCCGATGTACATATCATCGAATGTACCAGCCTTAATCGCCGCAAACTGTTCAGCGGTAACGGAAGTACCGAGGGATTTTCCTCTGTAAATTGCATTGTGCGAACCAGCGTTAGTAAAAAGCAGAGGGGCAATCTTACTTTCGATAGGTTCATTTACTTTGTTGGCAAGGTTCTGAAAAGTAATCTGTTTCAGACCTGTACCATCGTGGATAAGCAACACATTATCACTCGCCGGAGCAGTAATGATTGACAAATCCGTAGCTTTTTTGGTTTCAATAGCGATAGCACTCATAATTTTTATACCTCCTTATATTTCCAATCTGCTACGATTGCTACACCTACATCGTCTACAAGCAGTACAGTACCGCTATCATCAACAGCGATAGGAACAGTAAAATCATTCTGTAATGTCATGTATTCGAGGTTGCTCAGTTTACCGTCAATTTCTGTAATCTGAGACTGCAAACTACCAGCTACATCTTCGGATAACTGGTCTTTGACTGAGTTGAACCACGCTGTAAAGAGTGCCTGTTGTTCACTCTCAAAGGTGTTCATTTCTTGCCTGTAATCAGTCTTAATCGTATTGATTGCTTCGTCTCCCTCAGCCTTGAGGTCAGATACATAGTCCTCGAAGTCTGCCTGTGTGTTGTCGGCAGTCTCTTTGAAAAGCTCCTGTTGTATCGTGAAGTAATTTTGAAAAGCTGTGTACAGGTCAGTTCCGTTTTCGAGCATAGACATAATCGTATTCAATGCTTCATTCATACGGTTAGCGTCTTTTGCCCCGAAAAACGAGTTTTCTTTGTGGCTATATACGGTTACATCTTGGAGCGAAATCGTACCATCGTCATTGTTGAGCATATTGTACTTTTTGTAGCCACTCCAAACAGCGTCCGTATAATTAACAGGTAGTAATTCCCAAGCCATTTACAATCCTCCTTTCATTCCGAAATTCCATTGAAACATTCTCCTCCCCTCTGACTCATTCGTGAGTCTGTCGTAAAGGTCGAGTATGGCATTTTCCAGCCTGTTAAGCTCTGTGAAATCCATCGTCTTTCCGTTTGCTATGTAAACTGGTGGTGTACCATACGACCTCTTGAGGGTTTTTGCATTTATTGTTTTCAGATTATCTTCAAGCTGGTTAATTTCATCAGCATAGAAGTAATCAGCCGGGGTTCTGTCCGAACCGAGAGAAACAATGGAAAATTCGGTATAGAGAGTAATAGCAAGCTCTCTAAGGTAGTCGAGGTTGTTTTTGATACGGTTAAAATCGACAGCGTTAAATCTGTCCCCGGAGTACACACCGTTCTCGTCTGTCTCTCCGTACCAATCTGTTTTAGGTGTTTCCCAAGCCATTCTTAACCTCCTATTCTTCGAGCTGTAACCTTACCCGAAAAGCTCTGATTGAAAGTAATGGTCGCTCGATAAATGTTTACTTTCATTCCCTCGTGGAACTCGTTTTCTTGATATACAACATCGTTAGCGTCAATTTCCGGGTTGCCCCTCGTGTTGTACTCGTACTCGATACCAGCGGAGTAGTATTCTCCAAGCCATTCAGCAAGGTCTTGAGCCATTTCCATATCGCTTATCAGAGGATTTTCCCATTTGATAGTAGAACCTCTGCTACGAAGCGTTTTAACAGCGTATCGCTCGACAATCTTGTATCTGTGTCCGAAAATATCCAAGCGGAAAGTACCTGTAACATTGAATTTCAGCGTTATGTAGTAATTTCCCCAAGCCACGATAGAAACATTGTCGGAGGACTCATTAAGCGTAGCTCTGAAACCGTAAGACGCTTCTCCGATGTAGTAGGTCTCCGTTGTTCCGGCAGTTACCGTAGTTTCCTCGCTAACAAGACTTTCCTCAGCAGTACCACTCTGATAGCTGTAACAAGGAACGATAACCTCTTTTACAAGCTCCTGTTTGATAGCTTTAGGAGAGGAGGTCATATCATTTCGGGTCATAGTGAAGTCCGTAATATCCCCGAAAGCGAAATGATTGAGAACAATACGGTTATAAGGTTCTGCGGTCTTGGTAAACTCAATTTTCATTGTGTCGAAATCGTCAAAATCGTGTAGGATAATCAAACGCTGAGTAATTTCTTCATCAACTTCGTATTCAGTAACCAAGTTTCCGTCCCGGTAAGTACGAATTGTCATAGCCGCTGGGAGAGCGTGTCCGAAAATCATTTTTACACCGTAGTACATACAAGCCGCTTCTTGCACAATAGTAACAACAGGGTTTGTGGCAAAATTACCGTTTTCATCGGAAATCGCACTTGATACATAACCTGTGTTTAGACCGCCGCTATTATCACGAGGTAAGAAATACATACCTCCATTTGCAACGGTGTAATTCGTAGCGAGAGTAGCATACTCGGCTTTCGTGTCCTCGTTCAGAATGTTGCCAACCTGTGAGAACTCTGTTTCGCCATTGGACGATACAGACGCTTCGGGAGTGAAAGAGGACTTAATTTGGATAAGACCATTTCTCGTCTGAGAAAGAACACATCGACAAGCATTTGCGATAATCTGCAAGGCTTCTCTGTGCTGTACCCTCGGTAGAGGGTTCTTTGTGTACAATGTCTTTAAGTGAGGGTCGATATAATACTCTGTGTAACCAGCGTCTTGTAGAACTTCTTTCGCAATATCGAAATAGCTCTTTCCGGCACTCACATACAGACCTTTGTAATACTCGGAGTTCATAGTACGGAAAATATCTTGACAGCGAATTGTTGCTGTGTAATCGTCCGACTCCCATTCGGAACAGAGCAAGTGATTACCCTTGACCCATTCGATTTCGTCCGAGTTCGGGAGCTGATAACCGTAATAAATCTCCATTTCCTGTCCTGTTTCGAGGAAGTTAATAGCGGATTTCGGGTTATCAACATTAAAATAATGGTCGTAGTTTTTAAGCTGTACCGAGAAGTCAATCTGCGGTACATCTGCCCCAACAGGGGATATATAGCTCTCAAGAGAAGAACCGATAACGGAGTCATTGTAGTAAACAAGACCGTAACCAAATCGGATATAATAAATCCTTAATCTGCTCTGAGGTTTTTTCATACTGTAAAAAATCAGCTTTACATAGGTTGTGTTTTCAAGCACTTCCTCTGTACTGAATACGGACTCGGTATTACCTCGAAATTCGATTGTCTGACCGCTACTACTTTTCATATCAAAGTCAATCGGGTAGTTCTCTCCAAAATTGATTGTGATACCTTTGAAATCCGTAGCCGCCATATTAAGGTTAATCGTGAGTTCGTATTGTGCTTCTGATACCAGCTTGTTACCGACCAAGCCGGTATCGAGATATGCGTCCGAGTTATTTCTACGAGGTAAAAACAACATCGAACCGTCTACCTTAGTGAAATCTTCCTCAAGTGTTGCGTATGAGGTCATATCAGTACGCTCGGAGAATAGAGTAGAGGTATTCGAGAAGTACGCAAAATCTCCGTCTCCGATACGAGCCTTAGCCTGTGCTTCTTGGTTAATGAGTCCGAAAGAGAGCATAATATACGCTCTCTCTCGGAGAGAAGATTTCATGCTTTCTTTATAGGCTTTAGATACCTTTTGCATAAAATCCCTCCTTTACTCTCCAACATCAATCAGATTAAACTTGCAATTTCGGTAGTGTGTCGGATTTCCGTCAGCGTCTACCCAATAAGGCTCGGCACTTCTATCGCCGCAATACATCTTGATTGTCTTTTTGGAGTTTGATACCGGGTCAATGAATGTTACATACACGAAAAACTGATTGAGTATGCTTAGTATCTTGCTCCATTGGTCGGCGGTAAGCCAAGCCCATTCAAGACCGTCAATCTTGTACTGGTCTCGACCTACACGCTGACCGACAACAGCACCGTTGGCATTTCTACCAGCGTCAACTACCGTTGTTACGATAGGTTTTACCCCTCGCTTTGGAGGAGGTAATTCATATCCATTTATCGCTAAGTAAGACATTTACACTCCTCCTTTACTTAGGTTGTTACGAACTTAAATCCATTGGCTTTCTGTTGTGTGGTAACAGCGTCCGTAATAGTACGGTTGCCAACCTGTACGATTGTCTGCTCCTCTTTATCAGCCTGTCTCTTAACATCGTCTGCCATCTGTCTTACAGTAGGCTCTACATATTCTTTATAGAACTCCTCCATAGCGTCCTTAAAGCCGATTGCGGAAATGTTGCTATTGCTTGTAACATTAGCAGATACCGTCTTAGCAAAGGACTCTCCGCTGTAATACTTGAGAGCCGATGTATCGACTGCCAGCTTCATATTCGGAGTGATATTCGTAAACGAGTCAGCCCAACTGTTTACAATTCGTTTAGTAGTGTTACCAAGCTGAGAAAATCCGTTATTGAAGCCCTCAACGGAATATCCAGCCATTTCAAAGAACACCTTAGACGGAGAATTGATACCGAGCTTATCTTTGAACCACTCGATAATATCAGCACCCCAGCTCTTAATTGTGTTCTTACAGGTAGAGTACAGATTTCCGATACCGTTCTTAAAACCGCTAACTACATCAGAAGCAACGGAATAGAACGAGCTGTAAGAAACTGTACCTGTGAACCAACTCTTAACATTAGAAGCGAAAGTCTGCATATTGGATTTCGCATTGGTATAATAACTACCGATGTAATTTTTGAAACCATTGATTACATCAGAAGCAAATCCGGCGAAAGCACTTGACGAAGCAGTACCGCTAAACCAAGATTTCACATTAGAAGCCCATGTAGTAATAGAACTCTTAGTGTTGGTATATGCAGAGCTAATTTTGTCCTTAAAACCTGTGATAATATTGCTTGCGTAAGTGGAGAACGAAGAACTATTTACACCACCAAACGAGCCATTGGTAAACCAGTCCTTGACCTTAGAAGCCCAAGTAGTGATACTCGACTTCACATTTGTATAGGTCGTGCTGACTTTATCCTTAAAGCCTGTAATGATGTTACTTGCGTATGTAGCAAAGTTCGTCAGATTTACTCCGCCAAAGGAACTACTTGTGAACCATTCCTTAACCTTACTCGCCCAAGTGGTAATCGAGGATTTTACATTGGTGTAGGTCGTACTAACCTTGTTCTTAAATCCCTCAATCGTGTTGTTTGCAAAGGTAGAGAAAGTAGTCCAGTTAATACCGCCGAAAGAGGAGCTGGTAAACCAGTCCTTGACCTTAGAAGCCCAAGTAGTGATACTGTTCTTCGTGTTGGTGTATGCTGTGCTTACCTTATCCTTGAAACCGCTGATAATATTTCCACCGATTTCCTTGAAATGCTCAACGATACCCTTACCGTCTTCGCCCTTAACAAACCACTCGACAACGCTACCAGCCCATTCCTTGACTGTCGCCATCATATCAGTAAAACTCTTGATACCCGACAACAGACCAGCTACAATGTCCTCGCCAATAGCGATAAACACTTTGGACGGAGAAGCGATACCGAGAGCGTCCTTGAAGCCCTGTACGAAACCGTCTACGAAATCGGTAATAGCTTTCCAAATGGACTGTAAGCCCTCCCAAATTCCGTCTATGATTGCCTTACCAATATCAACAATCCAATTCTTAGCCGAAACAAACGCATTGTAGATTTTCTGAGGTAGTTCTTTGAAGAAAGCACCTACCTTTTCGACTACCGATGGGATAGTCTCAGTAAAGAATTTTGGAAGTGTAACGGTAAAGAATGTTTTGAAAGCACTCTTAATTCCGTTCCACATTTTGTTAAACCAGTTCGGGATAGAAACGGTTATAAATTCAACTGCGTCTTTCCACGCATTACCGAACCATTGTCCTATGTCGTAGCCGAGACCTTTCCAGTCGTAGTCCTGTATAGGTTGCCACAAATCATCGAACCAGTCCGAAATCTTACCCGGCAGAGACTTAAAGAATTTGCCGAGTTCTTTTGGTACATTCGAGAGCCATTTCGTGAACTTATCCCACAATCCGGGAACAGTTACAGTAAAGAAATTGCTCAAGAAATCGGTTATGGTCTCCCAATTTTGAACGATAAGGATAATACCGTCAGTAATGAGACCAACAGCGAGACCGATTAAAGCACCGATACCAGCACCTATCGGACCTCCGCAAGCACCGATAATTGCACCGATACCAGCTCCGGCGGCAGTAGCACCAGCACCAATCAACGCACCATTAAGCCAATCAAGACCTTTTGTGATTGCGTCATAGATACCAACACCGAAAGCCGGGAGACCAGCAACGATAGCAGCAATACCGCCACCTAAGATAGCACTACCCAACGCTTGACCGATTAAAGCACCACCAGCAACAGTCAGACCGCCACCACCGACAATCTGAATGAAATTATCGCTGTTCAGCTCGTTCATAATAGCGTCAATGATACCCGACCATTCGAGCGTGATACCTGTTACAGCAAGTGCCACACCGACAGAAATCATTAACGGTTTATCAAGACCTAACTTTTTAAGGTTAGCCATATAAGCGAGACCGTCCAGTACACCCTTAGAGATTTTCCAAGCGGCAAGACCGAGAGCGATAGCACCTACGGTTGTGAGTATTCTTCCTAACCTTGTATGGAAGAACTCGCCCCAAGTGTCGATTTCCTCTGTGAGTCCAAGCCATTCTTTCATTTTCTCTAAGATTTCCTGTACCTTGCTGTTTACAGCGTCTCCGAGGAAATCATAAGTAGGTAACTCGAAACCGAGACCGCCAGCTCCACCAGCACCACCCGAACCGCTACCACCATCGGAGCTATCCGGGGAGATAATGTTAAGCTCGTCAATACCAAGTAAATTCTGCTTTACCTTTTTTGCTTCGTTTGCCGCATTACCGAGACTGTCTTCAATGTCAGAAGCACCACCAGCGGCAGTAGTTAAGCCGCCATAGTCGACTTCCGGCAGAGCAAAACCGAAAAGGTTTGCGATTGCGTCAGCCACCAAACGGAGAGCTTTCGCAAGAGCGATAGCATAAGGGAGTACCGCATTAAGTACCGGGATAAAGATGTTACCTAACGCTCTCGCACATTGAGTAACCTGTGCCTTGAGAACTCGAAGCTGGTTAGCCGGAGCGTTAAGAGTACGAGCCATATCGCCTTGAGCCGATGTTACCTGTGTCATAATTGCGTAGTATCTCAACTCAGCTTTTTCAGCCTGTGTCATAAGGTTTACGCTTTTCTGAATACCAAGGTTCAACGCTTCTTGCTGTAATCTTGCAACAGAGAGGTCGAAACCGAGTCTACGGAGAGGTTCAAGTTCGCCGGAAATACCCGACTGTAACTTTTGGAACGAGTCCTCGAAACTGATATTAAAGAAAGAGGAGAGGTCGTAACCGAGCTGAGTTAAGTTCTGACTCATTGTGTAAGCTCTATCGCTCACAACACCGAAGCCAGTAGCAAGAGTCATAAAGATACCTTGATTACGCATCCACTCGCCGGGGTCAATACCCATAATGTCAGCTACCGTTTCAGCGTATTTCTGTGCCTGTGCCGCATACTCTCCCATAGATACGGTAAACAGGTTCAAATTTTCAATGTACGAGTTGGACTCGGTTATCCAGCTTGCAATTACTGTCGCAATTCGTCTGAGTGCTACATACGCAACACCAATCTTAGCCGCAAGGTTTACATAGCTCTTAGAAGCTGTGTTATTTGCAGAAGCCAAATTATTTGTGTTGGTAATCAGACTCCTAAGCCTACTCGGTAGAGCCGACAGACCATTGGAAATAGCCTGTAACTGCGTAGCAAGAGGAGCGAAAGCATTTGCCAACTGCTGAATTTGAGAAGCCAGCGTACCTATATTTACGGATTGGAGAGCTTGCATTACTTGAGGTAATTTCTGCAACTGCGTAACAAACGAGGTAAGGTTGTTTTTACCCATACTCGACAGCGGAGACAGAGCAGAAACAAGCTCTCTTATCCTTGTACTAAATCCGGCAATATCTACCGTATTGAGAGACTGTACTACTTGAGGGAGTCTCTGCAACTGTGAAATAAAACTGTTCAAATTTGCCTTGCCGATACTCGCAAGAGGGGTAAGAGCGTTTGCAAGCGAAGTGAGAGCAGAGAAATTTGTACCACTCAGCGATTGAACAGCGTTACCGATATTTGTAATCTGTGTCGCAAGCGAAGACGAGAGTTTCACACCGCTACAAGCCGATAAGGTCTTGATACCCTGTGCGAGTTTATTCAGCGTCTCCGTATTTGCGGCGGTAACTTTACCGAGGGCAGAGTTAAGGGTAGTGAGCTGTTTGGAAAGTGTACCAAGACCGGCACCACCCTTAACCGCTGTTTTCAACTTTTCCAAAGAAGAAGCAAGAGCGTCTATACCACTTGTAGCCGAAGAAGCACTCGATTGTACATCAATCTCCAACTGTTCAACTGTAATTGCGTCAGACATATTTCTCACTTCCTTTCAAACTTTTTATTGTTGCGTATCATAAAGCCCTCCATTAACTTCTTGCCCTTATCAAATACGGTCTTAGCCTGTTCTTCTTTCTTCAACTCAGCCTGTTTCTCAGTAATAGAGTAAGGTTCTGTCGGATAAGGAATAGGTTTAGAGCCTTTTTTCGCAAAAGCGTGAAGTACAGGAGATACTCGGCACAGAGCGTCATAAATGTACGCACCCTGTAACCACATCTCTTGGTTTTTACGATTAGTTCTGAGTTCTTCCGCTTTACGATAAGGGACTACGAGTGTGCTGTCCCTGTCCCAATACTGCTCCTCAGTCATACCGAGAGACAGGTAATACGGAAATAGCTCATTAAATTTCTCTGTGTAAGTTTTGAGGGGAGTAGTGGCAGAATTACCACCACTCCCCTCAGTGGAGGACAGCAAATCACTTACCAAGTTGCTGTCCAGTCCAAGTTTCCCTTGTCTTCTTCGGGTTCTTCAACGAGAGTCAAAATCGGTTCGTTGTACATTTCAGCCAGCTTGCCGATTAAGTCCTCTTTCTTGGTAAGTTTGGAAAAGATTGTATCAATTACATCGGGTTTCACATATCTGTGATGTGCAAGGAACGCACCAGCGAAAAGAGCCGGGAGAGTAGTCATAGGCTTATCGGTAATATCAGAAGCGATAAAACCTTTTCTCTCCATTTCCGCTACGGTTCTACGAGTGAACTCAAGCGTGTAGTCCTTGCCATCATAATTAAAAGTCAACTGTTTACTCATTGTTTTTGTCCTCCATTATTTGAATTGATTAAGCGGTTTCGTCCATTTCGATAGGTGTAGACGGAGCGATAGTAACTTTCATATCGACAACCTCATTTACACCGCTACCGACAGGATAAGCGGAAAGCTGACCCTTGAACTTAAACTTACCGTCAGAGCCAGTAGGTGTAAGTACACCAGCTTCTTCCGTACCACCGAACCACACAGCGTATTCCTCCTCTTTGCCCTCAAGAGCTTTAAGAGAGGTATAATCGTCCTTAGTGTAGTTCGCTGTGAAAGCGAGAGCGTCCAAAGACTGAATACCCGGAATATAGGTCTGCATTTTGTCAGAGAGGGTCGTAGTCTCAAGCATTTCGGGTTCGCCGCCCAAATCCGGGAAGTCCTTAATGTCAATGAGCTTCGCCCAAGTAGTGTCAGTTTTCTTCATAAGAAAAATCTTGTATGTGCTAATAGCCATTGTTATTTACCTCCTATAAATGGTTTTGTTTTTTGAAACGACTGCTCGGTATCGTCCGAGCATACGATAAATCGTAGGTTCGTCTTGATTAGGTACAGGTTCGAGCATTATCCTCGTGAAATTCAGCTCCGAGAGCAATTCATCAATAAATGCTACAATTTCCTTGCACTCTGTTTTTCTCCCCTTTGACTTGTTTGAGTAGACATTCAGCTCGTAAGAAATAGCCGCATGATTTTCTCTACCACTCGTGGTCTGTGAATTACGGTACACCGCATTATCCACTTCAACGAGAGACACACAAGGGAAAGAGGAGGGAGTTTTAACATACTCGCCTGTGATATAGATAGATGTGTATTTCTCACGAACTTTCGCCGCTATGAAATCAAACACATCTGTTTCAACATCAATCATTGAAATACCTCCCTTGCAATCTCGGCAATCTCGCTACATACCGTACTCACAGCTCTATACATTGGCATAGTAGCCGGAGTACCATGTGTGAGCTTCAATTCTCCATCTTCGTAGTAGCCCCAAGTCTGCTTTTTACCCATTCCTTTACCGTAGCCGCCTATTGTAAATCCGAGTTCCGAGCCTTTAGGGTGGGGAGAAGCCCCAGCAGAGCCATTGTGGAAAACACCAGCACCAAATTCGACCCATATAGCGTCCTCGCCAGCGGCAATTACAACGGACACATTATCTCTGTTATCCAACGACACATTAACCTGTGCGGTTTTCTTGCCGCCTTTTAACAAATCGTCCACAACTGCCCCGGAGAAACCACTACGAACTTCATTCTCAATCCGTTCCGCAATCTTTACTCTGAGGAGTACCGTCTTGCGTATGATTTCCTTTTTGTACTGTTCCAGCTCCTTAATAGCCCTGTCTATTTCTTTCTCCGACAATCCGAAGCTGATTACTTTCTTAGCCACTCACGCTTACCTTGCTTATCGCAATCGACACACCGTTGAGACTCTTTGCGACTTTCTTTACAATGTAGTCATAAGGAGTAGTAACCTGTCCCTCCTCATTAACCACCAAAGTACCGTCCTCATTGAGTTCGGGGGTAGTATCGACCCAAAGTACGGAGTATTCATCAATCGGAGGAGCGTCATTATCGAATACGATAACTTTGTCGTAAGACTCGTTCTCTCCAAATTGACGAGTTTGTGTTTCTCCCTTTGCGGCTGAGATATTTGCTTTGTGGCTTATCGGATTGCCATAGATAACTTCATATTCGCCAGTAACATTTCCGTAATCGTCTTTGATAGGTTGCTTTTCCACATACAACGCATAGTAGAAATCAACCTTGTTTCGCTCCATACACTTCATCACAACACCCCACAATGCGGAGTAATCGCTTTCAGCATTGAAGCCGGAACATCTGCACTTTCGTACTGTCTTGCAATACCATTTTCGCTGTGTGAGGTTTGTCCCTCAGCCCCTCGTTTGTTAAGCAAGTAAGCGGCGATTTCAAGTTGCAGATATTCATACTTTGTAGGAACTTCCGTTACATCGGACTTAAATGGAAATGCTCTGTCAATAATCTTTGACCCGGCGATATTGAGGTAAGTGGATAACACTTCGTCAGTATCAGAGCCACCGACCATAGCCTTTAGAGCTACGAGTTTTTCTTCTTTCGTCATGTTATCCAACCTCCCTTACTTATTCCTCCGGGTTCTGAGGAGCGTTGCCACCCTCATTTACACCGTTTTCGTTGTTCTGAGGAGCGTTGCCACCCTCATTTACACCGTTTTCGTTGTTCTGAGGAGCGTTGCCACCCTCGGCATTACCGCCCTCATTGGTCTGCTGAGGAGTCTGAGGAGCGTCTTCCTTAACTTCCACGATATAGACCTTACGGTTTGCGTTAGTTCCCTTAGCAAGCTCCTTGATACGCTTGTCGCTTGCCTTTGCTCCCTTTACAGGGAAAGTGTCGCCGACCTTATACAAATGATTGTCGTTCTGACTGTCGAAAAATGCTCTTACAACCTTATACATAGTCCGTTACCTCCTTAGATAGTGTCAGTTACATCAATAACTGCGATACCGTCAAGATACTCTGCAAAGAGGGTCATACCCATAAGAGCGAAAGACTCAGATACAGCAGTATTGTAGTTACCCTGTGTATGGAAACCGATAAGACGAGTCTGACCAGCAGTTCTATACACAAGACCAGCCTTAGCGAAATCACTATCGGACGGGTCAACATAGTAAAGAGCGATATTCTCAACAGGAGTTGCAATTACACGACCTCTTGCGATTTCTTCATCAGAAAGAACGAACACAGTAGAATAGCCCATGAAGTTCTTAATGTAGTTGAAACCAAATTCGGACTGAATAGTAACCTCCTTGTCGCCGAGGTAATCGTAAAGGTCAAGCACATTCACGAAAGCAACAACCTTAGTTGCGGTACGGTGCATTTGCTTGAACTTATTGATTACATTACCCTTAGCCATAGCCAAGGCTCTCTGCCAAGTGGACTCGTTGCTCTTGAGAGAACCAGTATTAAGGTAAGTGTAGAAACGACCAGTTACATTGTCCTGTAATTCAAACAGGAAAGCGTCGTCAGTCATACCAACTGCAACATCGTAACCATGTTCCTTAATTGCTTCGATGGAAACTGCCTTAGCGTACTTCTCGATAGTCATTTCATCATAAGGAATTTCTTCGATAGTAGCCTTGCTGTAAGGGATTTCCTCGCCCTCACCAACAGCTCCATTCTGCAATACCATAGTAGCTTTCTTGGACTTCAACACAGCACCGGGAGTCTTACGGATAGGACGCATAATACCCATGATTTCACGCAAATGCTCCCAGTTCTTAGCAAAACGAGTTACGAAGTCAATTTCTCTTGCGGTTACGGCAATAGCCGCCGCATTAGTCAAATTTTCCTTTGCCATAATTCATTACTCCTTTTCAAATAAATCAATGTTTGCGGCAATAGCGGTCTGTCGCTCAACCGGGTCGGTAATCTTCATAATGTCTTCCATAGACATTCCTTTTCCACTACCGCCTGTGGGTTTTGGGGTATCGTTAAGAACATCTTCTCGGATTTTCTTCTCAACCGCTTCTTGGTGTTTCTTCTGATTAGCGAAAACCTTTTCAAAGTCTCCCTCAGCCATAGCAACTGCGGTTTCCTCTGCGAGAGCGTCTTCGTAACCAAGAGCAAGGAACTTAGCCTTGTTTTCCGAGATTGTAACTTTCTTCAAGAGAGCGTCATAATTCTTCTGAAGCTCCTCCTGTTTCTCAGCGTCTTCCTTAGCCTTGATTTCATCGGCAGTCATTTTTTCTCTCAACTGCTTCTTATAATCTGCGGCTTCGGAATTGCTCTTAGAGAGTGCGGCTTTCAATCTCTCAATTTCAGCCGACCCATCGGTAGGCAACTCGATTTTTGCGAGTGCGGTTTCAATTTCTTCGACAGTCATACCCTCTTTGTATGCGTCTTTTAGTAAATCCTTAATGTTCATAGTAACCTCCTTACGATTTAAGTCTTTCCTGACTGTGTTTTCCGTTTTTAAGACTTGTCCTGTCTTTTGCGTTTTTATAACTTCCCTGTTATATGAAAAGCGTTACGCTTTATCATTTCTCAATTTGTTCGCCAGCTCCGGGAGTAGGAGGGTTCTGTTTCTGAGCCAACTCCATTTCCTTAGCCGCCTGTTCCTCGTGATACTTCATACTCATTTGATAAGCGTTTTCCGGGTCGGAGAACATACCACAACCAGTAAAAGCAAGACGAGGGTGGATTTTGTTGTTCTTCAACATAGTGTCGAGAACTTGACTCTTGCTCTGAATATTGTCGTAATTTCGTCTCGTGAATTTCATATCAATATCACGCATACGAAGTTTGTACAATTCATCACTCAAGCCCTGTGTATCTTTGATAATGCGAAGAATGAGCTTCAATACTTCCTGTTCGGACTCTTTGAACATCAACTCGCTATCCTTAGCCCTCGCTTCTGCGAGAGACCAACCATCACGAAGCAATACCGCCGCCCCGGTATCGGAGGTAGAAGAACCACCGTTACGGTTTGGCATACCGCAAATTGTGAGAATGGCATTGTAAACATCGTCTTTCGTAATCTGAGTCTGACCTTGATTGAGTTCGTTACTTACCATATCCACATCTGCATTTGCACCCTCAACGGACTTAACCTTGATTGCTCCGAGTTGGAGAAATGCTTTGTATTCCTCCTCGGTAATATCACAGTTAATAAACTTCATAAATGCTTGAATAAACTGCTCAATACCGTCCATACGGTTAGAGGAAATGTTGTTAAGTTCATCGAGAAGGTCAAGCACAATTTCAAACGCTCCAAGACGAGCGTTGTTAGCCGGATATTCAAAAATCGGTATCATACCGAGAGCGTGAGACTTGCTCTCAATGATTTTTCCGTCTTTGATTTTCCAGTAATGATTTTTCGTGTAAACCGAGTGAGTATTGATACCCTTTTTATCTGTGGAATACTTAACAGCGAATACAGGCTTATTGCCTACATCGGTGGAGTAGACCACGAATGTATCACGAGGGTCGAGAGAGAAGATTTCAAACGGAGCGTCGTCTTCGTTCTTAATCTTGTCCGGCAGTACCAGTCGATAAGCTGTACCACAAATCATTTGCCATTCAACGATTTTCTTATCTTGAGAAGCCTTATTCTCGCTGAACATCATTTCGTTAAGCTCGGCAATCGCTTTCGATACACCCTCGTTACTGTTTCTACCTACATATTGGATAGGTTCGCCGCAAAGGTAGCCAACTTTGAAAGAGACTATCTCATTAGCCCTGTTTTCCACAATTTTGTTGCAGATTTCGGGACGAACAGTTTTAGTGCGTTCCAAAATAGGCTGTTTACCTCGATAGTAGTTCCACAAATACTCAATCTTCGTTCTGTTGATAAGGTGGTCTGTCATAGCGAGGTTGAGTTCGTCTAAGATATTGCTATCTGTGATTTTCTCAGCGTCCGTAGTAATCATATTGCGACCAAACATTTCCATAACGCTCATATCTTCGTCCCTCCTTTCTCTATGAAATGCAAAATGGCACATGATTGTAGGAAATCTCTGTTTCCTAATCACAATCATGTGCCACTTAAATAACTATACAATTTTACCTTTATCATTATATCACAGAAATTCGCAAAAATCAAGTTCTAATTCTTCTTTTTAGAATTTTCTGTGGATAATTTTGTGGAAAATGTGAATAAATCAGAATGGACGCTTAAATATTTCGATTTTTTGTCCTGTCAACGACTGTGCGTATTCTGCCAACATAGCCATACCATCGGGGACATCATCGTGTTTATTCTTACCAGCGACAGTATAGGAACATAACATATCCATCATTTTTCCGTAATCACTCTTGCGAGTGTAGAGAGAGGAGTCCTTGAAAAGACAATGCTCTTTGACCCAAGCACTATTGACAATAATCTTGGTCTCTTTATTGGCAGTAGTGAACTTGGTCGTAATATGAGTGATACCGCCTTTTTTCTTCACTTCCTCCTGTATTTTTTCAGCGACTCGTCTTCCGGCTGAGTTGGACTCGAAGCGGCAGAGCTTGACTTTATCTCTGACGAGAATATCCACCAATCGAGCGTCTACAATATTCGGGAGACCATTATCACAGACACAATCATCAATGTAATAGTCTTGACCGAACACATACGCAACCGGGAGGAAAGCGTAGTCCGTACCCTTATCCTTTGTATCACAGATACCGATAATTGCGTCCGGGTTATCCGATGGGAGTTCAAAATATCGTCTCAGCTCGTCTTGGGAGTAGACAAGACCCTCACGCTCAATCGGTTCATTCATATACAGAGCTTTCCAGCTTGCTTCGTCCATAATGTTTCTTTGCTCGTGATAGAACTTCGTACTAAATCCCACACCATAAGCATAATCGAAATTGGACTCGTCATTTTCATCGAGAGCCGGGATAACGATAAACTTTGCCCTGTCGCTGTCAATGTACTCACGCTCAAGCCTACCTATAACATCGTGAACAGACCAGCGTGTAGCAATATGAAGCTCTTTGCAGACATTACCGATTTTACGCTGTCTAAGGTCGGTGGTGTAAGTTTCCCATAGCTTATCCAGTCGTTCTTTCGAGAGAGCTACTTCGATACCCGATACCAAGTCATCACAATAGAGGAGGTCGGCGGCACGATATAGACCAGCGTTACCAGTACCGATAGATGTAAATTCAAGCGTCTCAAAACGCTGTCTCTTATCAATGTCAATACGACAATCCTTAGCGTTGGTATTTGATACCGAAATCCCCGGAAATACATCAGCCCATAGATAATCTCCATTAGGGTCTAATATTCTCAGACATTCATCGTACACTCCTCGTACAAAACTGTTAGAGTGAGAGCCTGTCAATTTCGGGTCGTTTGGTCGCTTACCACCGAGCCAAGTTAGATAGAAAATAGCGAGAGTAGTTTTGCCGCTACCGGGAGGGAGAGATACACCAAGCAAATCAAGTTTATCGTCTGCAAGCTCCTGTAAAGCGTCCACGACCTGTTTCAATACTCGTCTGCGTGGAGGGTAAAACTTTTTATCGGGTTCTCTGTTCCACTCCACATACAGAAGATAACTGTCGAAATCGAATGGGGCGGCGGCAAGCAATACTCGCTTGTGAAGATTGAATACCTCGTGAAGCTGTCTCTCGTTAAGAGAGGGATTTCGGATTGCCCTTTCGCACTCAGCGGAGAGCAATTTCAGATATTTTACAGCAAGGGGATTGTCTGTTTTCATCGTCTCCTTGCACATATAGTATAAGTCCTCGTATGTTTGAAAAGAGTAAGAGGTCTTTTTTATTTTTTCGAGAATTTTTCCAAGTAACTGTTCCATTGTACCTCCTGTAAATAAAAAGAGTGCATGATTGAGAGGTCAATACCTCGTGCAATCATGCACCCATTGTTATTCTTCCGCTTGCCATACGAAATCTCCGTTGGAACTTCGGAGACTTACAACTTCTTCGCCTTGACAGTAGAAGAAACAAATATGTTCCATATCAATCCAAACTTTGAACCTCCTACCATAAGCCCAATCGTCTGTCTGCTCAAGATTATAGGCTTGAGAGAGGGAGTAGTCAATCTCTCCAAGTACATATTTCATACTCTGAGCCAGCTCTACCGAAATATCGTTATCCTCAGCAAATTGTTCAACTTCGGAAAGCTCTTTTTTAGACGGAAAACTGGTAGTAGGTTCTTCTGTTTGTATTTCTGAGGTATTCTCAACCTCAGACTCGGACGAAATCGGCTGTTTATCATCGGTTGGTATGGTCGGAGAGACATTATCAATGTCAACTAAGAGACATACTGCAAAGCATACGCAACATACACCGAAGATAACGAGCCATTTCTTGTACGATTTCTTCCGTATCGCCTGTACAATCGTAATTATCAGAGCGACAGGAGCTAAAAATAGGGTAATAACACCGAAAAATGCTATCATAAAACCTCCTTGAAGTAGTAAAAGTAGTTGTTCTTCTGATTTTCCCAAGACTTTCGCCTTATATGCGTGTATATAGTCAAAGTTACCGCAAAAACCGATTTTCTACTACTTTAACTACTTGTCTTGCGAATATTATACTGTTTACATCTGCGAAAGAAAGTGGAGGAGGACATACCCGACTCCGAAATTGCGTCTTTTAGAGCAAGTTTTCCCTCAGACCACGCTTTAGCAACAACAAAGAACCTGTCCGGGACAGGAGTAGGCTTTCTGCCTTTGTATTTCCCCTCGGATTTTGCGATTTCAATACCCTCACGCTGACGCTCCAAGATATTTTCACGCTCAAGCTCCGAGAGTGCGGCGAAAACCGTCAGCATAAATCGCCCTTGTGGAGTGGTCGTATCGACTTTCTCCTTATCAGACACAAGATTTATCCCTCTTTCTGTCAAAAGTGAGACAGTAGAGAGGAGGTCTCGTGTGCTTCGGGACAATCTCGAAAAGGACTCCACATACAGGGTATCTCCCTCACGAAGAAACGAGAGCATTTCCTTGAATTGTGGTCTGCTGGTATCTTTTCCGCTGATTTTCTCAGAGAACACCTTTTCCACACCAAGAGATTTCATCAGTTCGTTTTGTCTTGCCGGATTTTGGTCTAAAGTGCTTACTCGTACATAACCGACCCTCATGTACTACCTCCTTATTCCTTTTTCACATAGGTAAGCTCAATGTCATAACCAAGAGACTCCATCATTTCAACAAAGGTCTTATTCACGAGACTTTCCTTACGCTTGATAAGGCGATTGACATACTGACCTGTTGTGCCGATGGACTCAGCAAGGTTCTGTTGTGTCTTACCCTGTTCGAGACACTTAACCTTTACATCGAGTTCGATATTATTCAATACTGCCATTTATGATTACCTCCGTTACTATTGTTTGTAGGATAAGTATAGCATAGGAGAAGATAAAAGTCAATACAAATAAGATAATAAATAGTCCTTTTTATTACTTTTTATATTTTGGG